CAAAAGTCACTTTGTAGCTATAAACTGCATTATCAAGATTACCTGCACCACCTCCAGCAAGAGCAACAGATGGAGCCGTTGGTGCTGGTTCTCCGTCTGAATCATCAAGTCTAAGATGTCGCTTTGCTTCTGATACCGTGATGGGTTCAGTCGCAGGCTCAGAATAAATATTTAACGAGTCAAAAAATATCATCTTTTACCTGATACGTGCTTGCCTTTTGTTTTTCTCTTTGGCCTTGCGTCTGCTGTCTCCATTTCTGGCTCAACAGTCGCAGTCTCAAGGACAATTTTATTCTCTTCTTTTACAGCCTCTGCCGCTCCAGCTTCAATCATTGGAATTGCCTTTTCAGAACTCAAATCAAAAACTGCACCTGGCTTGAAAGATCCAAAAGATCCACAAACTTGCCTTAATGCTTTTACTTTCATTTTTTCCCCTTAAAAATGGGGAGAGGTTTTACCCCCTCCCCGATAGATTTAGGAACCTAAAATACCTGCACCCTGAAGCGCATCAATGATGTCATTGATAGCACTTCGGGCTTCAGCGTCAATAGTAGCTCCACCAGTTGGATCAGAGATTGAAGAAGCTTGTACTCCATTAGCGGTAATAGTACCGCCATTGATTCTCACTTCGCCCCCGATTTCCCAGATGTCACCTTCTTGGTGCTTGAAATTGTCAGTTGAATTACTAGCCATTTCAAGCCCCCTTAGCTACCGACAACAGTTGTTCCAGCACGTATGCTTGAGTGTGGTGTGATAGGACACTCTCTAGCTTTGTAACGAATTGCAATCATGTTTCCATAAGCAATGTTAGCAGTCGCAGAAGTCACAACACCCTGTACATATCGTTCTTGTGGCTTGTAAACATCTACAATAAGCAAAAGATTATTCAAATCATCATTTGTTGAGCACGTTGCAGTTGCACTTGCACCACTGATAGCAGTCATGCCAGTGTCACTGTCAGCAGAGTTTTCCTCTACTGTCAAAGTAGCAACACCAGTTGAAGCAGAATCTGTGATAGGCACAATAAAAACCACGCCCTCAAATCCCTGCATATCCAAACGATCAGAGTTGCTATCAATGCTTGAACCAGCTGATACAGGAGCCAAACACTCTAAAATATCTACATTCTTTGAAATATTCATTTTCTCATCTCCTCAGATTATGCCAAAGTCAATCGGCTGAAAGCCTCTTCAAGTACAGGCATTCCGTCAGTCTCAGCTCTAATAATCAAACCAACCTGATTAGTTTCAGCATAAAGCTCACGAAGAACCTGAATTCTGAAACCAAGAGCATCAGCGATCCAATAACCAGCGTTAAAATCACCGTAAAGCCCGACATACTGACCAGTTGTGAAAGTATTCGGTGCATACTCAGACATCATTACTGGAGAACCTAAAAGTAAATCAGGCTCTCCAACTTGATTTGATGGTTGCCATAGATACTGACCGTTGCCATCCTTCAACTTGGAAATCTGGCTTACAGCGTCACGATGAAGCAACCACTGTCCCTGTCTCCAATATTGACTTTTGACATTGTGCTTCGCGCCCTTGAGACCGTCAAAACGAATCTCTGTGGTGGTATTTCCAGTGCTATAATCTCTTGAAGTGCTGATTCCTTGCGAAGAAGCAGTAAAAACACCAAGTGGTTCATTAGCACCGTCACCAGTCAGAAAGCCTTTTTCTTGAGCAATAGCAAGTTTGTAAGCGAGACGCTGAGAAACAAAACTCATAACGTCAAAACTGGAAACTCTCATCAACTTCTCAGAAACTTTAAGTCTCTTAGCAAGTGGGTGAGGAGTCAGAGAACGCTTTCCAAAACTCATGGTTGAATCTTCAGATCCTGTGGAAATCTCAGAAGTCCAATCAGGATCGGCAGGATCATTGTCCAAGCTTGGAGCTACTAAAGTTTCCCCCATTGGCAATGTTAAAACATTTGCAACTTGTCGGATGAAAACCTCATCATCAACAAATTTGATAATCTCGTTTGCCATCATTTCAGGAGCTACCAAGTAGCCACCGTTAGCATCAAGATCAGCTTGCAATGCTCGACTTTCCTCTGGAGAGTAAGAAGCCATATTTCCCTGGCGCAGATGCTTTTCAAAAGCTCTCTTTCTTACTTCATCAGTGCTGTCAGACTTGATTTTTTCTTCGATCTTGTTTTTCTCAAGAACTTCCATTTTATCAAGTTTTCTCTGTTGCTCTTGTTGCTTGATTTGAGTATTCAAATCTTGAGCCTCATCATAGATCTTGTTATAAAGACCAGATTCATGCTCTGTCATTCCTCGATTTTCTTTTTGAGCGGTTTCGAGAATCCGACGAGCTGATACAATCGCCTCATTCCGCTTTTGAACTAGTGCGTTCAATTCCATTTTCAACTCTCCTCGTTAAAATTAAGGTTTTTATTATCACTCTCGATAGTCTGGCTGGAATCATCGGATTCATCGGTCAACGGACCATCTAAAACCATCAAATCAAGTTCTTTGATTCTTAAATTATAATCTTCCACTTCTTCAGGCTTAACCTCTTCCTGATTCCTGGACTCTTTCCAATTTTCAAAACTTCGTGCGCTAACAGTTGCTTCTTCATAGGCTGGATAAGTCACTGGAGAAACATCAATCAAACTTCTAACTTTTGTGATGTGTCTAGTAAACTTGTTATTCTCCAGATCTTCGCTGAAGTAATCTTCTTCAACAATGAAAGCGAAGGAGCTTTGTGATATATCACCGCGTTTGATGCTTGTATAAAGATCTTTCGCGAGTTGAGTATCAGGAAGATCCACCTCATACCTCAACCCTTTTAAGTCTTGATTGATTCTCAGAGTACCAGCACCAGAACGACCTAAAACAAAGTTAGGATCATGATTGAATAATGCTCTCACATCATCACTCAAAACATCATCAAATGCTCCTGGCTCAATTTTCTCAACAAATCCACCCAAGTCTTTAGACTCACTGTTAAAAACAGCACCATATCCACGAAGAACAAGAACTTGCTCTTCGCCTTAATTGCGCTTTTCAACTTCAAATTCTGAGTCGAAAACTCTTCTCTCTATTGTCATATCAAACCCACCATTCTCTTTAGTCGATCCCTTCGAAAGTCATCTACTAAGAATTGATTTTGTGTGAATAACTCCCTGACTTCTTTCACATATTCAATTGATTCTTGTGAATCAACGCCAACAGCCTCAGAAATAAAATTAGAATGAGTGCTCAAAAATCTTTCAATCTCATCGTTTAGCTTGTCACCTTCAAACTTATCTCTGGCTCTCTGTATGAATGAGTCTTCTTTTCTCAATATTCTGTCAATGGATGCCTGAGCAAGCTTGTAAAATCTTTCAGAACCTTCTTGATTCTCTTCCATTTCTGACTCAACTTCTTCCTGATCATCTTGAACCACCTCAAATCCAACTTTTTGCATGTTGACAGGCACATAATATGAGTCACCATCTTCGATCGGGTTCATGTTCTCAATGTTTCGGATATCATTTGGAGAAAGAGCACCAATATTAAAAAGAGTCCTATAATATTCTCCTCTTGCTTTTGAATCACCGCGCAAAAGACCATCGACCAAGAATTCAACAAAATAACCTCGGCCACGCTCTAAACTCGTCAGACAATCACGATTGATCGACTGCTCCCACCTTCGAAGCCACGGCAAAAGTGAGTCAGTCACGTACTCCAAAGCTTGTTGTTCAATGTTTGAGAATGTCGCATTCTTCAAAATTCCGACTTTGTGCTGTGGTACTCTGAAAATTGATGCAATCTCAGCCCTTGAAAATTCTCGACTCTCAAGCATTTGTGACTCTTCTGCCGTCATTCCAAATTTGGTGACTTTTAAACCTTCTTCCAAAATCGCCACTTTGTGAGCATTTTCAACGCCCTTATGTCTTTGCTCCCAAGATTTTTTTAACTTCTTAAAAGCTTCTGGACTCATCACTCCTGGATGCTCAAGAACAACCCCAGGTGTTGCACTGTTTTTAAAAAGAGTAGTCGCGTATGCTTTACCGCCAAGACTTGCGCCGATCGTATCTCTCTGTGACTCAATAACAGAAACTCCCTTGATGCCGTCCTTGGTATGTCCTGCAATATGCAAGATTTCATCAGACATGAATGGCACTTCTTTTCCATCAGGACCACGATAAACATAACCAAATTCCCAATTGCCAAGGCCCACAACGTTCATACACATTGGGTCCAGAGGCAAAAGCCTATTGATCCGACCGCTTGCCCCTCTCTCTATAAAAGAATAGCAATTTCCACGCATCAGAACATGATTCATTCCAAACTCACGAAACTGAAAAGATGTCTGGTATCCGTTTGGGGTGTCCTTGAGGATTTTGTATAGAGGATGATCAATTGCTCTTTGCTTTGTTCCGTCTTCATTTCTTTGATAGACAATCAAAGGTAGTTTTGCAAGATCTGTGGACAAAACATTAACACAAGCATAAACAGTTGCATCAGTCATTGCTGATTCTGCATTGACTGGTATGCCTGATAGAGTGTTTTGAACACCTAACCACTCCGCAAGAACTGGGTCTTTTGGGTGTGCGAGGTTTACAGTACCGCGCTTTTCCTCGCTAGATTTCCTTGAAAAAAAAGACAAAATACCGATTTTGACCCCCAGATAACTTATAAGTATACCATAGGCTAAAGAATTAGCAATCCTCTTTCCTCATAGACTGAGGCTATATTATGTTCTCGATCCACAATACGACGAACAGCAGTGATAGTTGCTGTGATGCCGTCGATTTTTTCTGTTGACTTCTCTTTGTTAGGAAAAAGATTGTCGTTTGCATCTCGTTTTGCACAGATGTTATTGCTCATCCAAGTGTACACAGGATTTCCGTTGTGCCTAAACTGCCTACCAATTATCCATTTCTCAATTTCTTTCATCGGCTCCGATAGATTTCTAGTCGTTTGCTGAATGCTGACCATTGTGTGCCCTTCTGCAGAAAGCTGGAGAGCTGTCTGTGTTGCGTTCCAAGGATCAAAAGCAATTTCCTTGATCTGGTATTTCTTCGACAACTTCTTGACCTCATTGACAATAAAGTCATAATCAACAATCGCACCAGGTGTCAAAATCAAGTGTCCATCTCTTGCCCAAGCATCATATGGCACTTTGTTTTTTCTAACACGCTCAAAAACTGTATCTTCTGGCAAAAAGAATCTAGTGATTGTGTAATATCTATGAGTCCCGTCCGGTTGTGGTTTAGGGAAAACTAAAACAAAAGCTGTAATGTCTTGAGTGCTAGATAAATCAAGACCGCCGTATGCAGTAAGTCCTTCCAAATCTTCTTCTCGATAGTCCTCAAAACATTCCCCCCATTTTTCTGAATTCAACCAGCGACTTTCAGCAGTTGTCCAAACGTTCATGTGCTTAGTCAGGTATCCCGTGACGCTCGACGGCATCTCTCTTGCCTGTTTGCAAAGATTATCGAGCATTTTTGTCTTAACACTTTTTCCAAGATTCGGGTTTGCCTTGCCCCAAACTGCCGGGTCCGTCCAGTCATCACCTTCATCCAAAGAAAAAATAAGGCCGAAAAACTCATCGTTCTGGATCATTCCTTCCAAGATCTTGCTTACATAATCGCGCTTTGCATAGCACATAGAGTCTCTATTGAAGCCTGCTGTGGTTATTCCGAGCATCAGCGGAGCACGCCTTGAACCTGTGGAGGTTTCTATAACGTCCCACACTTCTTGCGCCATCTCGTGCATCTCATCCATAATTGCACATGAGGTATTCAGACCATCAAGACGCTTTGCTTCCTTTGATAATGGTTCAGCTTTCGAGCCTTTACGTACACAGCTCAGGTTATTCTGAAAAACTGTGATCATCTTTTTGAGTGACTCACTTCTGTCAACAATAGCCTTTGCCTGATCGAAAACAATTCTGGCTTGATGTCTTGCTGTTGCGGCTGTGTAAACCTCTGCACCTTCATCATCCAAGATCAGCATATAGAGCAAAACTATAGCGGCAAATGTTGATTTTCCGTTCTTTCTGGCAACTTCAATGTATGCAAACAGGAATCTTCTGTGCTCATATTTGTA